GTGCGATGCGTGCGGTCTGTGACGACAAGGGTTTCATCTCGCTGATCGCCGAACAGGCAGCGCTGGTCTCTGCGGTCAAACCACATCATGCGCATGCCGCAGCAGGGGTCGAGCACGGCGGGGTCATCCATCACACCACCCCCATCAACGCCAGATCCACGGTATCGACCTGCTCGCGCAGCGCACGCCGGGCCTGATGGATTTCGTGAGCGATTCGCGTGCGGATGCGAGGGTCGTTCGCCAATTCATCGAAGCTGTAGGACCGAATGAAGTAGTGCAATGCGCCACGCTGGTCGCGGCGGAAAAGGCGGTAGCAAATACCGTTGTCGAGTGAATGGGTGCGACCCCAGCAGAAGCCGCTCATCTTCTTCGGAGCGCGGATGCGAAGGTGGCTATCTTTCACTCTGGCTGCTCCGGTGCGCTTAAGCTTCATCGCCAGCTCCTTGCAGATGGGCCATGTAGTCCGCGCCGAGTTTCTGTAGATCGGTGAAAATCGGATCGTGCGGGTCAAGCCCCTTTGACAGCTCGCTAACCTGCACGCAGTAGCGCAGCAGCAGCGCATCCGCCGCAGCGATTCTGGATTCGGCCACTTTGGCGGCTTGACCGTTTTGCATCGCCTGGAGCATGCGCTGCTCGCACTCAGCGTTGAGCCTCGCAATCTCCGCGTCTTGGCTCAGCAGGTGGGCGCGGATGGTTTGCCATGCATCTTCGCTTGGGATGACTCGACCATTCAGGCATGCGTTATCGAGCACACCCACCGCATCCTGCACATCCTGCGGCAGCGTCATGACTTGGGCTCCTTCGTCTGCGTGGCAATGGCGGCTTCGAGCTTGTCTCGCCATCTCACCGGCCTCGATCAGCCGGCTGTGGGTGTTGACGATGGCGCGATCCATCAGGGCGCGCCGGTCGCCTTGCAGAAACTTCGCTCCGTTGTCGATCGCGTGGTGACACTCGGGGCACAATGCGGCGGTCATGTGCCGCGCAGACTTTTGACCCATGCCGCGACCTTCATTGCGATGCGCCACCTGGACGCCGAACGCGCCGCATAGGCTGCACGTCTCAAGGGGCGCGACAGCCTCGAACCACTTGCGGTCGGCGGTGGTTGTCATGCCGCCAGATCGCGTTGCTCGCCATCGCCGAAGCCATTCAACGGCGGTTGATCCGGATCGGGCGCCACCTGGTCCGTGCCGCCGTAGTAACCGGCCGCCCCGCCCACGATAAGCAGCACTGACATGCCGGTCGCATCGCACAGTTCATGGCGCTGCGCATCGGATCGCGGCAGCGTGACAACCGCCTTGATACCATCCTTCACCGTGACGCTTTCCACAGTCGCCACAATGGTCGGTCGGTTGTCGCTGGCGATGATCTCGACTGCCGTTCGGATGTTCTCCTGCACGCGCGATTGAATGCGATAGATCGTTTCCTTCTGCTGCTCCATCGGCATCGCCTGCCACAGATGCTGCATGCGAAGCTCATCGACAAGGCAGGCCATCAGATCGCCAAGCATGGTATCGGCGGCGATGTCGGTGACGTTCGGCGCTTCGTCGTTTGCTGGGGTTTTGTTGTTCTTGCTCACGCTGCTCTCCGGTTATGGATCGGGTTATAAATTGAGATTGATTTTGTCGTGCTGGCACTCGCGGTGGTCATGCGAACCTGCCGTGCATCGGATCAGGATCGGGCACGTACACGCCTACCGTCTCGGCTGCACGCTGCTGGATGAATGCGTAGAAGTCACTGAACTCGACCGTCGTCAGCTTCGAGCTGCGGCGCTTCGGCACGCGGCGAACTTGACCCATGACTTGGACCGTTTCCCAGCCGCCCCATTCGCCCAAAAAGAAGGTATGCAGATCGTCCGGATCGTTACCCGTGGCATCGCTCAGGGTCTTGTATGCAACGCCCCACAGAGCCGCGTTTTGATCCTGGCTGCGTCGCTTGCGGTATTCGCACACCTCAACGCGCAACTCCTTCCCCGGCAATGCCGACAGCACGAACGCGCGCAGGTTGTCGGCGATGCGCTCGCGGGAAGTGGCGGGCAGGCGGAAGGTTTGCGAGGTCATGCGGCTTTCGCCATGTCCTGCAGTTCGGAAAGGATCGCCTCGACTTCGGCATCCGCCATGACAATTTCGTCCCGCAGTTCGGAAATTGCCTTTTCGTCCCGCAGGACGCGCGCGACGGCCAGCTGCAGCGCCTCCGGGAAGCGCGGGTCATAACTGACCGCATCCACCCATGCGCGGCCCGTGACCATTAGCTGATGTTGTAACTGCCACTTGTACTCGATGGCATGCGCGCTAGTGCGAAGTGCATCCAGGTGCTTTTGCATCGACGCGGGACACTTGATTTCAAGCAATCCATTGTCGCCCAGCAAACCATCGGGACTGCATCCCGTGTGCGGCAGTTCATCGGTCGCGACGTAACCGGATTCATCGACGGCCACGCCACGCGAAAAGGCATAGGCGTCACGGGCTTCGGCTTCCAGTTCGATCCCGCGCGCCATGGCGCCGTTCTGGTACGTCTGCACGCATTCTCCGGTCAGTCGTTCCACCGCCAGTAATGCGAGCAAATTGGCGCGGCTGGCGCTTGGGCCGCTGCGCGTTTTCGCCATCAAGTCCGAACTGCGTGAGGCAGTGAAATTGCCAGCGCGCGCCGCCATCCAATCGGCAGACTCTTGAGCTTCGTTCGCCTTCACTTGCCGACCTCCTTACTGCGCTTCGCCCAAGCGGCGCGGACATTGCGCAAGGCATTACCCTTGAGTCCGGCAGCTTTGAGCTCGATCGCCAAAGCATTCAGCGCAGTCATGTCGATGGCGGAATCAATGGCGGAATACCAGTCGGAAATATCGTCCGCGCCGACCGCCGAATAAGCATCGTCGTCCTCGCCATGACTGGTCAGGTTCAGCAGGGCACCTGCCGTGTACCGTTTGCCGTAGCTCACACTGGACGCGACTGCTTGCACGGCGTTCTTGCCGCCGCTGGCGTCGGCCGGAAGCGTGATGTTGGTTTCCTCGCGGTGGCCTGACCGATGTGACAACACGCCGGTCACCGTGATCCCATTCTCGAAACTGGTGCGGAAGGTCAGCGCGAATCCGTGAGCCATCAGCACCGGCTTGATCGCGGCATTGATGTCCTCCCACAGGGCGTAGGTGTAGCGACCCGCCGCATTGCCACGCTCGCCAATAGCTGGCAATTCAGGTTGCAGATCGGCCATAGCTGCATCAAAGAATGCGCGCGCCTGTCTTGCTTCTTCAGCCACCTTCATCTGCACCAGACGTTCGAACTTGTCCATGTTCACGTTCGGGTCACGCGAGGCACGCTCGATCATCGCGAACATGGGCGACACGTCAACGTGTGCGGCCAATTCCTGCTTCTGCTCAACTCGTGCAACCTGGGTCATACAAATCCTCTGCCGGAACTGCCGGCACGGTGTGGGAATGGGGTGCCGGCTCTGAAATTGGCTGGACAACATTAGGCGCGGGCCTATACATGTTTCCATGTCTTTCTGGATATCACATTGAAGATTGCACTACTTGATACCCCATATTTCTTGGCAATCTTTGCATGACTTCCAGACTCATTTCTTATCGCTATAACCTGATTTTTTGTTAAGACAACGGAGTTTGTTCTTTCACCAACCTTTAGCCTGTTCCCTTGAGCTATCGCAAGACTCTCGCCGCGAGCCTGACGATTTTTCCTAACCTTGTCGGCAATGTTTTCTTTGATGGTTCCAATGAACAGATGGTCTGGATTTACACAGCTTCTCGTATCACATTTATGGCAAACACACATTCCTTTGGGGATCGGCCCATTTTTCAATTCCCACGAAAATCTATGGGCTCGAATGCATTTGCCTTTAGACCCAAATTGCCCATATCCGTTATGACTTAATGAAGAAGTCCATAACCAACATCCTGTTTCAGTGACAGGAATATGTTTTGATTGAAACTTTGTAAGCGCATCAATTGGTCGAGGGCTCATAAGATGAGTCTCCTACCGATGGCGCGGGCGCTATCCGCAAACCCTTGTTTTCGAGCGTGTTGGTGATCGCCGAGCGCCGACGCGCGATGACTTCGAGCACTTCGTCCGGCGTGATGCTGATCAGCGAGGCCAAGCCTTCGCCGGACGAATCGAATTCCTCGTCGCCGCCGCAAGTACACCGCTCGGCCAGCTCGTCCACGGTTGCCAGCTGATCCAGCAGATCGCGTACTTCGTTGACGGCTGACGGGCCGCGCAGGACTGTTGCGGTAGGGGCGTTCATGGGACGCGCTCCATTTCTTCGATCGTGTAACCGCGTTTCTGGAAGTTCTCCCATGTCCCGTAGGGCATGTGTGCCGCATCTTTCAGCAGCCGCTCGATAGCCTGTTCGCGCGTGTTGGATGCGAGCCAAAAACACAGCGTGCCGCCTGGTGTGCAGGGAACGTATTTCACGTCAAACCTCCGTCGCCGTAGCCGTTGCCGTTGCCGTCGCCGTAGCCGTAGCCGTAGCCGTAGCCGTTGCCGTCGCCGTCGCCGTAGCCGTTGCCGTCGCCGTTGCCGTTGCCGTTGCCGTAGCCGTTGCCGTCGCCGTCGCCGTAGCCGTAGCCGTAGCCGTTGCCGTCGCCGTAGCCGTTGCCGTAGCCGTAGCCGTAGCCGTTGCCGTTGCCGTAGCCGTAGCCGTTGCCGTAGCCGTTGCCGTTGCCGTAGCCGTAGCCGTTGCCGTCGCCGTAGCCGTAGCCGTAGCCGTTGCCGGTCGCGGCTTTTTGAATCCACTTTTCGCGCAGGTAATCAGCAGCGTTGCCGGCTATCACTCCAGCGCGTTCGACAAATTGTTTGACGCCGTCGATGCATGCGCCGACATCAAGCACATCCACTACGGTCACGACGGGCTTGTAAAGCGGCCAGTTCACAGCGCTAATTCCCATCCCTGCGTCGCTGCAGGGGTCACTTCGAAAACAGCCGTCACCTTGCGGACGTCGATATCCGCTCGCGCGCTGATCTTGCTATTGCGCGTGGGGCCGGTCTCCGCAAGCTCCATCACGCCGCGAGTAGTGCCGAATGAAACGGCCATCCTTGCGCGCTGCAGCTTGATCTCCGTGCCTGACGTATCGTCCGCGTATCCGAAAAACACACCACGATGTTCGGTGCACACGATGACGGGACGTGCGGTTTTTTTCTTGGCAGTCGCCATGTTTTTTGCTCCGTTGGTTAAAGGGTGTCGCATGAATAGGTGCCAGCCGGCGCGCGATCCAGGGGGAGAATCTGCCGGAGGGAGGCCGGTGCGTCGGCTGGCGTGAACTTGTGTCCTGCGTACTTCTGCGCGCGATCATCGACGCGATGTTTTGCGTTGCGGGTCATGCGCTCAAGTTCGGCGGCGAGTTCGTCGAGCGGGAGGGATGCGAAGGCGGTCAGGTCGGTCATGCCACATTCCTCCATGCCTGCACCGCATCCCGCGTCGCCAGCTCCGCGCCGACAGCCGCCTCGATCAACCGAAGCTGCCACCGCGGCACCATCGCCACATGCCGCAGCCACGCATACGCGCCCGGGTCACGTCGCCGGCGCTGTCGGGCATAGCGCAGCCGCAGCAAGGGGTCGCGATAGCCGTCGTCGATGTACGTCGTGCCACTGCACCGGCCGCAGCCTTCGTTGCCGCAGCGGGGACACGGAGCGAGGCCTGAACCATCCGGATGCTTCGGCAGGCCCAGCTCGGCCCGGCTCGGGTAGCTGTCGCGGACGCGGCGGCGTTGGGCGATCCAGGAGGCGCGGTTCATGACGCACCGCCTTGATGCGGAGCGCATTGCTGGGACGGCAGGAAATAGATGTACCGCGACATGTGCCCGAGTGGCCCACGGGTGCTGGATTCCGCCTTGCGCAGATAACCGCGTTGCACCAAGTTGAAAACGTGACTACCGGCGTTGTGCGGCGAAAGGCCCGTCTCTACGACCACGTCAGCAATCGTTCCAGGGCCATCCTCGAAAACGCGCAAGCATCGCGA